GCCATCTGCTGGATCGGCGTCAGCTGAGCGGAGGTCTCGAGCTCAGCGGTCTTCTGGATCACGGTCTTCTGCCGCGCAGTGAAAGGCGCAGCAGTGGCGTATCCTTTGACTGTCTCGGTCTCACCGGTGCCGCGCAATGTGGAGAAGCCACCAAGCGTGTACTTGTGGTTGGTGATGATCCCGATACGGGAGACCCCTTCGGAGTCCGTAAGCGGATTGACGATATCGAGTGGCCACAGATGCGGGTATCCCTTGCAGTCCGCGGACCACGGTCGGTATGTGAAGCCGCCGATCGCGGAGTAGATCGCGTCCACAACCGACTGCCAGCCAGACTGCAGGAGCGGATTGCCCTCGATGACCAGTGAGTAGTCTGCTGTGCCCGCCTGATAGTCCTGGTCCTCGTACCGGATCCCAGTGATCGAGATATCGGACTCAGCCATATCATACGAGCCAAGCATGTCATTGAGCCCGAGCTCAGCACCGGTATCAGAGTACCAGGAGATCCGGAGTTGCCCTAAATGATCCATCCAGGCACAGCAGCCGGCCAGCTCAGTGACAGCTGCTACGATCTCGTGGCAAGTGATGTCCACCGGCCGTTCAGTAACGCTGTAAGCGCTATTGAGGAAGGAAGTGGTTGCGAGCGTGATCCCGCACTGGGTACACACGTCCTGAAGGATTTGAGCAAGTGTAGCCGGGTATGCAAGCGAACCGCCATACGGGCGATTGAACCTGGCCATATTATCGAGCGCGATGATATGCAACACGCCCAGTTTCCTGGGCGGTTGGTCTACTGTGAAGATTCCCACTCGAAGTGTATCGACACCAAGCACCAAGTCGACGGTCAACCTCGCGCCTTCAAACACGAACGCGCTATATCTTCCGTCTGAATTGTCCAGGTCAAATATCAGTTCCGTTGTCTCGGCGTTTCCAATCTCTATTTGATCACCTGAAACACTGTTCCGATCGATTGTCAGACTATTCTCAACGAGATCACCTTCGTTCAGGATGATCGTATCTTCAACACCCTCGACAAGGATGTTGACGCCCACAGCACCGCCGGCGCGAAGTATGGCCAAAGCCGAACTGGAAAGAGCCTGCATATCATCACCCCGGATCTGCGTTGCGCTGAATGATAGGAATAGATACCGAGTCCCAGCAGCCCGGTGGCTGTGGACTCTTGAGGACCGTCTCGCGATCCCCCACATAGAAGTCTTTGGTCACCCAGCCGCCTGCCTCGGCATCGAGAAACTCGATACGTACATACTCAGGCTTGAATGCTGATAGCACCGTAGCGGCTTCTGAGAAGGTCAGTTTCTCCCACTTGAGAGCAAGGCTCCTGGCAATGCCCTTCCGCTGCTTGTTCATCACGTAGGCAAGCGTCCGGCCGGCATTTGGGCCGGATATGTCGGATTGCTTCCACGGGTATTCAGTGGGCTGCGGGAGCCCAGTCACCGCGGTGCCCGTCACATTGCCGTCAAAGTCGATCGGCGTAACGGATTTGATCGGATCATAGGCTCCCATTTCAACCTCCTACATATACAGCCCTGCCAGCACGCAGGTTTGCGCGCTTAACCGCAGCTGGGGAGAAAGAACCATCCTTCTCGACAAAGATCTGTGGATCCTTTTGAGCGACCACCTTGAGCAGCCCTACCATCTCGGACAGGAGTTTCAGCGACTCAGGACTACCATCGCCGGATCCCACGGCATCGCGGATCATTCCTGTGAGCTCGTGCAGCGGCGCAATCACTTCGGCCGATCGGCGATTGTCACCAACCATGGCCAGCGTCGGCTGCGCAACGATACCGCCCTGAGCCAGAGTGGGGATTTGCGGAATGCTGATCGCAAGTGTCGGGATGTTAACACCCGGGATGCGATTGATCCCGCAGATAATCGCATTGAGTGGAGCCAGAACACCACTCAGGAATCTGTTCAGGCCGGAGATAATGATGTTTATCACGTTCACAAACACGCGCTTGATCCCGTTCCAGACAGTCGCGAAGTAATCTGAAATGCCGTTGAAGATCCCTTTGATTGCATCCCAGATTCCACCAAAGATGTTTTTTACACCGTCCCAGGCGCGACGCCAATCACCGGTAAACACACCCATGAGGAAGTCGATCACACCACCGAGCGTGCGCATGATCCCACCGACCACATCGGCAATGATTCCACCAACTACCCGGAAAATCCCGACGATCGTATCGAATACCGACCGAAACACAGGCGCCAGGTTCACAATCAGCCAATCGGTGACCGGCTTGATGAATTTCTGATATACCTCAAGCGCTGCAGAAATCAGTTTGGCAACGAACTCGCCGACCTTCTGGAACATCCCGGAGAGATGTTCATCCCACAGGCGACGCACCGCACCGAGAACGGTCTCGACTGCAGGTTTGATCCACAGTGTAAGTACCTGGTTGAAACTGTCCCAGATGCCCAGCAGCCAGTTCCAGACCCCGTCCAATATTCCCTTACCGTACTGATCCCACAAACCAGAGAGGATTTCGAGTCCGCTTGTAGCGATACCGGAGATCGTCTCAATACCACTTTGATAGATTCCGTTCAGAGATTCGAACGTAGTTGTCGCTTGACCCAGGATCTGCGGAATGCGTTCGGTGAATGATGTCCATACATCGCCGAGAATCGTCTTTAAAAGCGGGATCCCAGCGCCGAAGATTCCTTGCCAGCCTTGGATCAGTGTCATTGCGCTTTGCTGCAGCCCGGGAACGATCGTCCCCTGGAACCAGCCGACAATCTGCATGAGTGACGGTTGCACATTTGCAGTGTAAAAACCTTTGATCGCAGATCCGGCCTGTGCCCAGGCGAACTTGACCCGACCCGCTGCCTGCTCGATTTTGCTCGTATCAGGTGAGGTCATTTCTCCACCGGAAGCTAGTTCGGGCAATGCAAATCCAGCTCCACTGAGTGCAGACCCAACACCGCTCCCCGATTCACTTGAGTTGTCTTGCATGATATTGAGCTGGTCAAACCCGAACACCGCGCCTTTTGCGGCTTTCCCCGCCGCTTTGGTAGCTTTCGCCGCTTGGTCTTGACCATCGGCTGCGTCTTCCCCGCTCGAAGCGATCGCGGCGAGCTGCGCGCCAACACCGCCGGCAGCTTTCTGTGTACCAAAGAGTGCGCCGGTGAATGCGGAGAACATCGCGCCAAGCTTCATGAGCCCGCTCATGATCTTGTTGATCCCGACTAGAATTGGGGAGAACATATTGATCAGGCCTTGGCCAAAGCTCGCCTTGAAGCTGTCCCACTGGAGCTTAAGGACACGAGTCTGGTTCGCCCACGACTCGCTGGTTCGCGCGAAGTCGCCCTGGGCATCGGCCGATACGGACATGAGGTAGTTGTAGCGGAGCAGCGCCTGGCTCGCCTGATCCATCGATTGGTAGGACTGAGTAATCCCTTGCTTGAGAGCGAACGCTTCCATGTTCGCTACCGACATGTTGATACCCAGCTGCTTGAGCGGTTCGGTCTCGCCGGATATACCGGATCGGATCTTCGCAAAGGCTTCTTCGCTATCGAGGTTGTAGAACGAGGCGAAGTCGCCAGCCAATCCGGCGATCGCCTGGGACATGTCAGCTGCAGCACCGACATTGACCCCCATGCTTTTCAGCATAGCACCCATCGTGCCGGTGTAGCGCTTGGCAGCCGTCTCAGACAGTCCATACTGTGTCATTGCATTTTGCGCCCAAGCGCTTACACTGCCGGACATAGATCCGAAAGTCACATCAACAACGTTCTGGACTTCTGCCAGGTCGGAGCCCATCTGGATCGCGGAAGCACCGAATTGAACGATGGACTTCACAGCAAAGGCACCAGCGGCCATTGCACCAAGCTTCCCGATACCAGCACTGATTCCACCGAATGTCTTCGTGAGCATTCCCTTGGACTGACTGGCGATACCGTTGAGCGAACGATTCAGATCACGCTTGTCGATCTGCGCACCGAGGTATACATTACCGACATTGCCAGACATCGCTCATCACCTCTTCCCGCTCCCGAACATCGCTCTGAACTGGTTCTCAAGGTTCTTCAAGTATCGTGCGGTCGTATCCGGATTCTCATTTTGTTGACGGGTGATCCACTCACGCCGGATCCGTTTCTGCTCCGGACTGAAGTGCTTGATCACCTTTGGATCCTTTTCGGATCGTATTGAAACGATTCGACCAAGTGCCGAATCACCGGATATCCCCTGAAACAGTCTCGTGTACTCAATCCAGGATATGTCCTCGATCTCAAGTCGGATCCCAAACTGCTCAGCAAAACTGGCCACGATGAGCGCCCAGTCGCTGTCCATGTCATACCAGCTTGTCGATGCCTTATCGGGCTCCGAGAAATCGTTTCTTTGCCTCTTCCGCGGTGATCCCGCTGACCGCTGCTGAGATGATCACTACGATCTCTTGCATGGCAGGTGCCGGAAGATCCATCTCGACGATTTCCTTGTATGCTTGTTCACCCAGACAAAGTTTGATAGTTTCGTCCATCTCATTTTCCGGTGATGCCTTGACTGATTCGGCAACCTTCTTCACAGTGGAAAGCCGGTTGTCGACCTTGTAAATCTTGTCCCCGATCCGGATCTCCGGAGTCTCTGTCAGCAGCGCCTTGTCAACGGTATACATTTTCACGAGGTTGAACTCCCTTCAGTTCATGGAAAGAGCCCCGACCAAATTGATCGGGGCCCGTACTCCAAAGCTTGTGTGGCTTACACCACAACCGCAGGTGCGATACCGCCTTTGACGGCGATGTCTCCGGTCGAGCATTCGACCAGCGTGACGTCCCAACCGTTGACCGCGGGGATGTCCGCACCCAAGGTGTACGGCGCCCAGTAATCTCCGGTAAGGTCTTCGCCGGCAGCCGGCAGATCGGCATTGAGTTTGTACAGGTAGTAGTTGCCGCCGGTGAGCGTCGGCACGACTGCAGTGATCTTCGTGGCGTTGGCTACGGAGCCATCCGCACAGTCGAACGCCAGCGGAGTCAAGGTTCCGCCATCCGAGAAGGTTGGCTTGCCATCGACATGGACCTCGAACTCAATCGCGTCCACATCCTCAGCCGCACCGAGCCCGCCAGTCACGTTGACATTGCAGTCGCCAGTGAGAGTCGCGCCGGACGGGAAAGTCAGCTCAAACTTGGTCTGAGCCTCGGCTCCAATCGCGAGCATCTTGCTCTGCAGATACTCGTTTCCGGCATCGTCGGCCGTGATCTTAGCAGCACCGGTGAAGGTGATTTTCTTGGCTGTGACCAGGTTTCTGGCAAAGCCCTCGGCATCGAAAGCGTACCAGGCCTGAACGGTTCCGTCGATCGCCAGCTCAAGAGATTCGAGATTGGCGATCGTGGAAAAGCTCGGAGCCGTCCGCCCCGTGGTGGAGAGTTTGAAAAGACTCTCCCAGATACATTTTGGCATGTGTCAGTCCTCCGTTTCGTAGATGATCGTGAATATCACGACCGATTCCCAGATCATGTTCTCGTCCCTGCCCAGCTGGATCGGCGGCCTTTCTGCCTGGATGTCGATCAACTGGTGACCGTCAATTGTTCCATTGCGGTTGGCTTGAATCAGGTCAAATACCGCTGCAGCTTTCTGGGTACAGTCGCGGATGTCTTTGCCCCAGTGGACAAGGACTTTACAGTAGAAGCGCTGGTAAGTGCTCGAAGCTCCGATCGCCTGATTCCAGCCGCCGGTGTCCCGTTGGTACACTCCCAGGCATTGTTCAGTCTTTGCGTCAATAAAGCCGGCATAGATCGTGTCCGTTGGAAGCAACGTGGCAAGCCAGTCGCGCACATTGTTGACTGTAAGCATGTCCGATCACACCTTCCCCATCGTCCGCAGCAGCTCGCGTTTGAAAAGCCTCGTGAACTTTTTGTGCGGGAAATCCTTTCGCTCACCCTTGAGCCACGGCTCAAGCCACTCCCCGCGCGCGTTCGCGTGGTACCCCTTTTGAAACTTGTACTCAGGATGCCAATAGAGCCTGCGCGCGTATGGCGTCGTGTAGACGATGCGAAACCGACCTTTCGCTCTCTCCGATCGGTCTACCGTAGCCGTTGACGAGAGTTCGCCTTCGTGGTCCATCGGGACAACCTGCTCCTTCTCGATATCGGTCAGGATCTCGCGGGTGGTCATCTCGGCAGCCCGGTTTGCTGCTTCAATCACGCGCGCAACCGCAGCCCTGTTCATCTCGATTCGGAAGCCTTTGTACCGCGCCATTCGATCACCTCAAGTACAGTTTCGTGTGATGGACTGTTCCGTCCGGGTTGCGAGGTCGATCCGCGGAGTGGATACTCCAGGTCCTGCCGTTGATCGTTACGGTCCCGCCCTCGATCACAGGCAAGTTCGGCGCGATGTCGCCGGACATATACACTGTGCCCTTGAGCGAGATCAGCCGACGCTCAGCATCCAGTCGCTGCTCAGTCTTTTCGATCAACCTGCACCGACCGGTTACTGTTGTGCCCGATGGGTTTCCGTACACATCCTGTCCGGTCCCAATGACCACGGTGACATCCAGATTGAGAGTGGATGCGGGAATTGGTGCGAGTTTCATCCGAAGCTCACCCCCGCATACATCATTCCAGAGGCCTTCAGAAGCGAGATCGCAATCTCCCTCACCGGGGCCCCGCCAAGCTTTTTCTGCTCAGCAGGTGCCTGGACGGACAAATCTCCCAGGCTGAACCCACCGGCCAGAACCGCACCCGCTTCCAGCGCCCCAGCAGCGTAAAGGTCTTCGGCGATGAAGCAGCATGCGCGCTTCACACAGGATTGCTGGAAGTCGGTGAGATTCGAGAACCCGCGCGCCTGGATCCGGTACATTGTCGCTCCATCGATCACGTCGCTCGACATCTGGAGAGCCTTGTCCTGATCAGCGTCAGGGATAGCTGCGCCGGCGAAATCGCCGACATAGTAAGCTTTGTCAGCGTACGCCATAGGTACCTCCTTACGTCAGTGCGACACTCTTCCAGTTGGCGTCCGCGATCGTGTTGTCGTCCGTAGCTACGTACAGCGCGTCAGTATCGAGCCTGATGTCGCCTTTCGAACCCACAGTACCGTTGACACCATCACTGGAAATGCGAGACATCTGAACCCCAGCCTCAACGCCGTCATTCGCGACACCGTTCTCCGCTGCGGTGATGACAACAGCTCCCTCGGAAGCCGCGGCAGTCCAGTCTTCAAGCGCGTCAAGTACACTGACAAGCCCCGCGGTGTCAACGAACTGACCAACGCCTGGTGTCTCGGCAACCTTTACAAGCGTAAGATCTCCAAAGAAAACTTGATCGTCTACCGTAAGCTGTGCGAGATCCGCAGCAGGTATGGTTACCGTCGACTTCGCAGCTTCTCCGCCGCCTGCCGTCTCACCGGACAGCACGCGCATGATGACTGCGTTGTTGTTGAATTCCACACCTTTGACAGCCGAGACGATCGAAATAGCGCCATCAGATTCAGTTGCGACCCAGGCCGGATTCCCGCTTATCAAAGCGGCAAGCCCGGCAGCGTCGGTAAACTCGTTTTCTCCTGGATCGGACGCTACTTTTGTGTAGACCTCTCCCCAGAAATCGACTGTATCCCCGACGCTGACAACGGCCAGCTCCGCAGCCGTAATCGAAACGCTCGCGGCAACAGCATTCACGGTCGGACCGAACTGGATCGCTGTCAAGGGCAGTTTGGCGTCGATGATGGCCAACATGCGCAACATGTTGGCCTCCACCTCCGCACGGCTGGCATTATCCAGC